AAGTACTTAATTTAAGTAATTGGCTCTGATGGCTAGAACGAGAAGCTAAAGTCACTCCAATGTCATAAGGCCACAGGGTGGCCTTATCCATGGGGAGTACTTAACTTCAGTACTAGACGTTACCCGACCACGTTCTGGAAGCATTAAAGGTTCGCCGACAGGATATGGGTATTGATATTATTGTTTCAACAAATAATGAGTATTATGCAGTTCAATGTAAGTATAAGAAACATTCAAATCGTTCTAAAAATGTTCTTTCATGGAATTCACTATCAACATTTTATGCAATGTGTCTTCGTACAGGTCCATGGGCTAAATATATTGTTATGACAAACTGCGATTACACACGTAATCAAGGAAAAAAGACAGATAAGGATCTTTCAATTTGTCTAAAAAGTTTTCAAGGAATTAGCAAAGAAAATTGGTTGAAAATGTGTAAAGTTCAAGGCAATATTCTAGAGGAGCCTTCGAGTGTATTAAGTACACCTTTGACATTAGATGAATTAAGAAATAGACGTTTGGCTTATTATGATAAGGTGTGACGGCCAACGTAAATTTGATACTACAGCTTCTATAGTAGTTTAATAGATAAGATGGACTTTGAAACTGTTGATATTCTATATCGTAGCCGGCAGACTCTTCTAGAGATTCAACGTGCAAAGGGATACGTAACAAAGCCCTATGATAAGTTTGGCCCTTTTGAGATTGAGAAAATGTCCGCAGGTGACAAAGAAAATGCTCTTGGAATGGTACTAGAACGTTCAATTCCCGAGGGTGTTAATTCTCCGGCGAAATGTTATATTGAATATGCACTACCAAAGGTTAAGAATCGGCTTGCAGGATATGTTACAAAGCTTATTGATGCTTTGACTCCTCGCGATAAGACTGATTTTAATCCTTCGCGCATTGAAATTATTGTATTAACGATGGAAAGCATTGGTGATACTTTCCATAACTACGCACAGACTACTCTATACAAGGATGGAATTCGTATTTCCTTCTTTGATGCTCGTACGCTTGTTACTAATCCGATGGATCATGTACTTGTTCCAAAGCATGAAGTTGTTCCTGAATCACAGCATGCTGAGCTTCTTAAGAAATATAATATGAAGACAAAACTCAATCTACCCATGATTAAATTTCACGAAGATATTATTGGTCGTATTATTGGTCTTGTTCCCGGATCAATTGTAAAGATTACTCGTCCTTCTTCACAGGCAGGTGAATATATTATCTATCGCGTATGTGTACCATGATACCGCCAAATATTCTGCAAGATCTACCGCTAAGTAACGTCTAGTACTGAAATTAAGTACTTGGCAGTAGACGTTATCTAATACAGCTTTAGATAATGGCGTGTACCCCACAAATGCAAAGTGATTTAGCAACAACAACGACTTTTTATAGTTGGTTGGGAGGACAACAAAGATTAGTTGAAACTGCCACAACACAAGAGGCCATCACAGCAGTTGGGAATACCCTAGATGCCTATAAGACATGTTTAAATCGACTTATTGGCAGTGCTAGTACTAGTGTATCAACAAATAGTAATTTACTCCAAGATATAGTAACATTAAATAAAAAAGTTCAACAGAGTGTACTTGACGTTCAAATCTCACAGGATCGTGCATTACTTGTTCGTCATCCTGAACTGAGTCGTAGCTATTATGATGGTATGTTATCACTTGGTCGCCCAATGAGTCATTATAGTGTACCAATACTTATTGGTATCTCAACATTTTTATTAAGTATTTCTATGTTTATGTTCCTTAATATTCTAAGAGTCGATTCACGACTCACTTTATTAGTACCCGCATTCGTACAGGCATCAAATGGATTTTCAAGTCCATTTTGGATAATGACAGGTATTGCAGTTATTTTGTTAGGATTAACAATCTATGCATTTACTAAATAGGAGATATGTCTTATTCTATTCTTAGTGGTTGTGATAGCATTAATAGTTTGGATGAAGCAAAAAGACCAGTAATATCACCCCTACTTCCTGTAAAAGGATTACGTCACGATGATAATGGTGATCTAACAGATGATGCAATAGGAATTATTAAAGATGGAATGAAGAGTCTAGGAGTTAATATAACAGATAAGTCAACTCGTGGAGCTTTTTACACTGAAGTGAAGAAAGTACTCTGTACTCTTAACGGCCAATATGAATTTTTACTATCTGTTTATTCGGATTCAATTTCAACAGGTAAATCACCCGATGATGAATTAATGGATAAAATAAAGGAGAAGAATGGGGCGATGAGAGATGTAATATCTCTTTCCCGGCATATTATGGATATGCCAACAGATACAAATGGTATGGTAGAAGGATTTCTTAGTGAGTCGAATGACTTAACTGATACCATGCGTGACGAATTGAACGCAATGGATAATGATTTAAAGACATTTAAGACGCGTAATTATGAAGTTTCACAAGAAAAGAATAGATCTATGAATGCATATTTGAATGTGTATGGATTTATGAACGTAGTAGCATTAGGTCTTCTTTTTTATATTGTATCTGCAACTCCTTAATGTGTTATGCCAAAATTAAGTACCCCTTAAAGGGAGTACTTAACTTGGCCTACAATACTACATAGGCAAGTAGGCTAAGTAAAGAACGCCCAAAGGGCGCTCTTTACTTTAGCACTTGGCTGTAATTTGGTAGTTTACAATAGAGAGATGGATACATCTATTGAAAGACAGACTGAAATAAATGAATGGTCCTATAATTCAAAACGAGAGGCCCTCTTTTTTTCTCAACTTGTTTTTATTGGTCTGACGATTATAATAATAATGTTTTCAATGTCAAGAGCTGGATTATTAAGTGAAATATTTGTTTATTATATAATGATAATTATTTTTGGACTTTTAGGTTTAATATGGTACACAAAATATATTTACACGCGAAATACTCGTGATAAACGATATTGGAATCGTGTAACATTTTCAGAGGATAATGTGAAGCCTTCTACTCTTTCACCAACTGTTCTAAACTCTATAGCGACTGCTACTACTGCTACATGTAGTTCAACTTCTATGAGTGAAAGTCAGGGTTTACGTTTTAATAGGGCATCTGGATCTAGACGCACACATCGATCTCGTACTGCATCTGGATCAGAATCCACAATTAACAGTTTATCTGATGTAGTTGCATGGTGTGGAAACAATATATCTATAAATGATCCTATAACTGATTTACCATGTAAAAAAGTGTGGTGCTATGGCAATCCCAATCTAAGTGTTCTTGATCCACTTTCAAATAAATTATCAGAATGCAAAGTGCTATTTCCAGAAGTGGCTACAAGAGATATGCTTTCTGTTGTTGCAAGACTATTTGAATCTGTATCTGCTGAAGAGTCCGATACTGTATCTGCATCAGCACCTGCAAGTAATAGTTTATCAGATATAGTTGCATGGTGTGGAAACAATATATCTATGTATGATCCTATGTCTGGATTACCATGTAAGAAAGTGTGGTGCTATGGTAATCCCAATCTGAGTATAATTGATCCACTTTCAAATACATTATCAGAATGCAAAGTGCTATTTCCAGAAGTGGCTACAGGAAATATGCTTTCTGCAGTTTCAAGCCGAATTGAATCTAGATCTGTATCTGCTTATGTTTCTAATAGGGCACCATCATTTTGGGAATAACATATAAGGTCTAGTACTTGCCTACAACACGGTAGGAATAACCTAAACTCTAATTAACAAAAAGGAATGCCTGATTCACCTGTAACTCCTTTTACAACACTACAGGCAAGTATAACAGATAAACTGATTACTATGGGATCTTTATACAATACTTATACCAGTACTTCACGCATAAATCAACCTCAGACAACAAGTGATACGTCTGATTATCAAGGCCAAATAGCTCAGCTAAATCTCCAGATACAGGATCTTGAACGTCAACAAAATGTATATGATCGTGAATTTCTTGATCGTACACGAAATCCTTCAAAGCCAGGGATGTTTTCTAGACTAGGTCTCCGAACAACAGAAGACTGGGTACTCGCCTTCTTTTTTCTATCATACATTTTATTTTTCACTATGATTTTAATTACGGGTCTTATCTATTCACAGCAAAAAATGTTCTATTCTTCTGTAGTCGTCGGTTCAGGACTACTATTTGGATTTTTAATCTTACTATTAATTTATCGATATGCCTAACCTCAGTACTAGATGTTACTACACGCCAGCATGAGCCTTATCCCATTCTTCAACATCTTCATCACATGTAAAGAGCTTGAAGGACGGCCAGAATCTATTTCTATCAGGTTCGCCATATTTTGCCATCAGTCTCGAAAGAATAGTATCAGCAGTTACGGTATTACTAATCTGACTTTCCTTTCTCCACTGATTAAACACAGCTTTGATACGATTTGTTTCAATAGGCATCGTACGACACTCCAGCTGTTCCTCAGCCGTCACCGGCTCACGGATACGCTCTGTCTCGAACCGTGCAAAGATATCAAAGTTATCCTTGTACTTATTACTCGCCTTGACAACAATTTCCGGAATCGGATTTAGACCATTTACGAGATACTCTGTGTTGAAGATATGAACTAGAAGCGATAGGAAGGGCTCCCGCCACGCACGAAGCTTCTCATCGAGCTTCGAATCACGCGGAAAGACATTCGGCCGATTCAAAGCGAGTTCAGGATGATCCTTTGGAAGGAACTTTGACTCGAAAGGGATTACGCGGATACGACGCCAAGTACCCTCATCCATCGATGACACGGGTGGCAGAGTGTTACACATCATAAAGATCTTACCCATGATACGGAACTTCTCTTGGTCGCCATAAAGCGCCCGCGCCTCGATAATATCTTCACCACTGAACTGTTTCATGATACTAGTATTGATCGGCTCCTTGTCATCGGGCTCCTGCATATAAATGAAGCGCTTGCACTTTGTCACAATAATCTCAGGATTCGCAGCACCCGCCTCAGGGCGCTTCCGCGTCATCACAGTCGATGCCATTGACGTCTGATAGTCACCTAGTGTGAGACGCATCAGCTCCACCAGCTTCGACTTACCGTTACCACCCCCGCCAGTGAAGGTATAATAGCACTGCTCGTGATTTGCACCCTCTAAGCAGGAGGCCAGTAGACGGAGAGTGTAGGCGCGAAGGTCCGCGCGAGGAAAGAGCTTTACAAAGAACTGATTAATCTCATCAAAGACAGGCAGAGTAGGATCATATGGTACATAGTTTAGTGCCTCCGTGTCGCCGTGATTCTGGCCGGCGAGGAAGCTCACATAATCCTCTGGACGTCCCTGGCGGAACATTACATGCGCGTTCCCATCAGCATCCTTTACACGGAGCTCGAGAACACCATTACGACAGCCGAGAAGAGTTGGATTCACATTCAGTTTTGCCATGAACTCTTCCTCGCAGAACTGAATCATCGCCATCTTCATGACGGACTCCACGAAGGCATTTGTAAAGAGTTGAGTCTGAATCTTAGTTAGCTCCTTAATCTTGTTTTGGAGATACTCCTTACGGTCCTGCTTAATACTACTTTCGGCAGTCTCTCTATAGATTGTCTGACTTGCCATATTGATTTCACCAGCCACCTCTGTACTGATCTTTCCCTTTAGTTCGATACCCTGATTAATTCGTTTCCACATATTGATTTCATCATCATACTTGAACCACTCAGTATTACGCGGGCTTACAGAGGCAATATAGTTCGTTCCGTACATCTTTTTCATAAGACAAGCGAGATGAAAATGCGTGCCATCAACCTCATTCAGAATAAAGTCGAGATTATCCTTACTAACAATCTCCTTATAGACCGTTGGATTGTCATCACGCGCCCACTTTCTTAGAGAACGCTCAAGAAGCCGTGGACCATCACCACTCTTTCGCATCCCGTGAAACCAATCTTGTCTGAGCTGAACCACATTATTCTTTGAGGACTTTCCAGACTTATTACTGAACTCCATCCAGAGGTCGAACATTGCCTCACTGTTATCAATGTTATGAAGACACCAGCCGACGCGAATCCACTTGTCATACTGTTCGTACCAGGAGTCGCTGAGACACTCCATAACAAACCGACGAATCATTCCAAACTCGCGCTCACCCACGGGCGTCTTCATGTAGTTAATCACGTCAATGAGGCCCTCTGGAACAGGAACTTCTGTAGGTGCATCTTGGACTGAATCAGATCTAGGACGGCGATGAAGAAGCCCCTCATACAGAGTTTTCGCCATATCATCCTTCAAGACATTCATGTCAGGTACAATATTATAACGAACACTCAAAAGTTCGATAAGGTCACGTGGACTATAACTAGATGGAGCCTCATCCATCCATTCATCATCTTTTGGTAGATACTTGAAAACAGCCTCCAACTTGTATGGTGCTACATTTGGTTTCGATTCTCCGTAGAAGATCCAACCCTGCTGTCGAGTCATAGATTCATCATAGACATCTTCGTCGGCATTTGTATAACCAGTATCCTTAAACGCCACCTTTACACCATTCTGACTCAGAATCCAGTTTCTCAGAACTGCCTGCTTCTCATTTGCAAGAGCGATATCAGGACACATAATATGAACTCCATCCTTTCTAATACCTTTGTCACTGTAGGGCGATGGTCGCAGAGTTACGAAGAATCTAAGTTCAGAATATGGTTCAATATCATAAAACACCTTAAATCCAGTTACAATTGTCTGGACGAAACTCTCAATATGATTCAGTGTAAAGAATCGTGTTAGACTAGTATCATCTGGATATCTAAAATCAAGATCGATCAAAAGGGGTTTTGCTTCATGAATTCGCGGGCGCTCAACAAGATTCATACAGCGACCATGATTTACAAAGAGATAGTCGTGCAGTAGATCAAGAAACTTTGGATACTCGTCATCATTGATGATCCATTTTCCACGATTCTCTCCCATTGCAGTCATTGTGGCAGTAGAACTTTGGGTTGTTTTTCTGGCATTTAGGAACTGCTCTACTTCCCTTCGCCGATTAAGATTTGTTATAGACATAATGCCGTTCTAAAATAGGGCGATATCAAATAATGTTTACAATTTTATCTTGCAGAGCTTAAATAATAGTATCATTGATAGATAGATTTGTAATCATTAATGGCACATTTAAAAAGGCTAGCGAAAGACGTTCAAACTATGGTAAGTGATGAACTATCATCATTTGGTATTTATTATTGGTATAATGAAAGTGATATGCGAACAGGGGAAGTACTTTTGTTTGGACCAGAAAATACACCATATGCATATTGTCCTTTTATATTTTCCATTAAAATACCTACAGACTATCCATTTAGTTCACCGACTGTTCTTATTGTAAGTTCAGATGGAGTAACACGATTTCACCCAAACCTGTATATAACTGGAAAAGTATGTCTCTCAATTCTAGGCACATACACTGGTCCAAGTTGGGCTTCGACAATGAATATTGGTACGATTTTTAAAAGTATTTTTTCACTCTTAAATGATAATCCAATTACAAATGAACCTGGTTGGGAAAATTTTACATTGAAAAATGAAAATGCTAGAGATTATGCTGAATGGGTCGAATATAATCTTCTTAAATACACGGTGTATCAATATCGAAACTACTCTCGTAAAATAGATACATTTTGGTGTAACTTTAAGGATGTATTTAATGGAGATATTTGGAAAGAAAAATGGGTTCGTATTGGGGACAAGATCAGAACACTTTCCCTAAATGGAGAAAAAACTTATTCAAAAGTTCCATATGGAATGAGTGGTACAACAGATTGGAAAAAACTACTAGAAGAATATAACCAAATTGAAGTTACCGCCAGGTAAAATTTGATACTACAATTCCTTTATACATATGTAGGGATGAAGTTTTGTCAAGTATGTCGATATTATATGTATCTCACGGTTCAGGAAGGCGATGCAGTACGTCTTTGCAGAAACTGTGGTAATACAGAAAAAGAGGAGAAGGGTACTCTAGTATCAGAGACACTTGTTAAGGAGCGCACAAGTGAAGGATACAAGATTCTATTGAACGAATTTACCCGGCAAGATCCGACACTACCCCATCTCAAAACAATGAAATGCCCTCGTGGTGATTGTGCTTCAAATGGTGGAGGGGCGGAGAAGGATGTGATTTATATTAAATATGATGCAGAGAATCTGAAGTACCTGTATATATGTAATGTTTGTGGAGAGCAGTGGCGTTCGCGCACATAGATATGACTAAATTATTCGCAAGGTATAGGATGGGTATACGTTATACCTTACGAAATAAACATAGAAAAAGGAATTTTTTACAGGAAGGCGGGGCGGCCGCGAGGGGGGCTCGTGGCAGCGATGAAGGGAGTGTTTTTGCAAGATTTCTTGGAAACAGAAAACCTGAAGATGTGGCCAGAGAGGCTGCGATTAAAAAACTTAAAATAGATCTTGTTGCAGCAGCCGCCGCAACAGCTAGACGGCGGGGGGCGGAGGCTGGCGCTCTCGCACGTCGTCTAGCTGATGAGGCAATTCCTCCGCAACATCCAGTTATCAAAGAAGAGGGTACAGCTGGAGATACAGCAAGAGCTTTAGCAGAAGCTCTTCAAAGAAGTGAGGAATCAATTAAGGCGCGTATTGATGCTATAAGGCAAAAATCCCAAATTGAAATTAATAGGGCGACAGATGAAATAGCAAAGCAAAGTGATGCAGAGAGAAGAGCACAATTAGAAATTGAAAGTATTTTTGTGCCAGTTAGACCTACCCCGCAAGAGGCTGCTACATACAGAGCACAGGTTGCATTTATAGAAAATAAGGCCAAGGCAATTCGTCAATCACTGGTTCAAGCCCAAGCAAGAATGACGTCTCTTGAACGTGCAAGAGAGTCGGCAGTAGCACAAGCAGTTGAGAAGGCAAGAATTGCAACGCAAATTACAGAATACAGGCGTGTTATATCGGATATGATAATAAGAGAGCCACTTATTAATATTGCAAGAGCTGTTGGGGAGCGGACACATGGATCGGCTGTGAGAGAATTTCCTACTTCTGTAAGAAATGCAAGAAGATCCCAAACTGATGCAGATGGAGCACGCCAGCAAGTAAATAGTGCGGAAAGAACTATAGCAAATACCCGTTTATTACAGAGTGCAGATCCTTCAAAAGTACAGGGAGCAATTCGTGAAAAAAGTCTCTTAGTCCAAACTCTAACTAGAGAAAATGAAGCTTTAAATTTTCAACTGCAAAAAATAGTAGGAGAACTAGGCGCAAAACGTGGGGCCTTACCCAACTTATTAGCTAGAGCAACTGATCTTACAGCTAAACAGGCTGATGCAATTAGAGCAAGAGATGCTCTAATTGCCAAAAGAGATGCTCTAGTTATGCCAGATTCAAAAGAACTCCTAGCAAGACAGGCTCAAATTAATAAAGCAATTTCAGATTCAAATCAAAGAATTACTGATCTTAATAGCAATATATCAAAAATTACTGGAGATATAATATCCGCAGTAAGTGCTCGTGATTTTCTAATTGCAAAAAAGGCCGAAGCAGAGGGAGGGGAATTAGCTAATTTACTTGCAAAGATTACTGGAACTGAATCTGGTATTAAAGCTAGTAAAAGCGAATATGAATCGGCAAAGCTAATGAATGATGCTATTAGTAAGACACTTTCAGATATAAATGCAGCATTAAAACCATTTAGTGATAAATCTACAGAATTACAAAGAGCTCTTTCAAATATATCGGATCATATTGACAGTACATTAAAACCTGAATTAAACGGTAATACTGTTTTACGTGATCGAAAAATTCAAGAACTTGCTGATAACATGCAACTGCTTTCGGATACAATTACACAAAATGCCGCCGATTTAAATAAATTACAGGGTATACATGATAACATTAATGGTTTATTAACAGTTCTAGGTAGTCGTGAAAATTTCAACAGTAAAATTCTGGAAGTGTTAGCTGAAATTCACAGATTAGAAAATTCCGCCGCGGGTCGTACGGATGATAGTGCTGCTAGGGCCATTTTAGATATTTTAAACAATAGACTTGGACCTCTTTTAAATTCTGCTACAGTGGCACAAGAAACTGCATATGATGCACACAATACTGCAAATACAAATCTAACCACAACTCAGGCGAATATAAGTTCAAACAATAGTACATATAGGGCATTAATAGAAAGTCAGGCAGGAATTATTTCTGGAATTTCGGGTCGTACAGCTTCTATACGTAGAATACTTGCAACTGCAAATATAACTGATTTGGCTGCTAAGAAGAGTGCTGCACTAAGCGCACAGGCCACAGCAAAGGCGGCTGCGGGTGGGGCGCGCGCAGTTTTTCGAGGACTCATAAATGGTGTATTAGGAGTTATAGGAAAATTTACAGGGAAAAGAGGGGAACGTTCTGGTTTAGAATCAGATCTTACAACTGTTGATGGGACTATAGTCGAATTAAATGGTACTCTTAGTAGAACTCAAGGATCAAAATCACTAGTAACAATTCAACTAGATCATATTACTCGTGATTTATTGCCAAGACTATCCGAACAATTTAGTGGTGAAGAAGGACAGCGTAGACGATTACTTGCTGTTTTAAATGACGAAATTCGCCCAGTTCTTAGCTTACTTCAATCTTTTAAAAAACCAGAACAACCCACACCTGAAAGGCCTGCATCAGTTGCGGATGATGTAGCTAAATTACAAGGTATGGTAAGACCACCTGCACCAGATTCAGATCCTATTCGCGTAGCAGAAGCTGCAAAAAGAGGTAGTATGACTAATATAGTTCAAGTAATAGATCTTGTAAATATAGGAAAGGTACTGGCTGCAAGAAGGGCAGAAGTTGAATCTTTGAAACCTGCGTTAGATTCACAAAATCCTGCCAGAAATGGCACCGATGCCCTAGTACCAGATGCTGTAAATGAAAATGGCAACAGATCAAGTGAACTTCAAAGTATTATGAATGAACTTGCATCTATAGGGGGTCGTCTAGCAAATGTAAGACTTATTGTCCGTCCTGATGGTTCATTCGTTACAGAAATTAGATTAAGCATTCCTCGACGTGAAGCAGATCTTGCTGGACTTGTGGATCCTGGTTATCCTTCTCATCCTGTGGATTCAAATGGTCCCATACTTTTACAATTATCTAGTGATGCCTTATCAGGGGCCGAAGGGGCTCGGTATCAAAGAAACTTACTTGGAATAGATGAAGCTAAGCAAGGGGTGAGAGATGCAGAGGCTACTGTTAAAGCTGATAGTGCTCGTATATCAACCTTATATTCTTATTTATCATCAATAATAAGACCCATTTTTGATGGTGCAAAAAGTGCCTTTGAAGGAGCTAAGATTATGATACAAGGCTTTAAAAATAGTATTCGCAGATCACAAAGTAAATCGGCAGATCTTGTAATTGTTTTGGGTAATACAGAAGGATTACTTGGTGTCTCTGGCAATAGATTAAGAGTTATTGTAGATGCATTACAGGTGTCTGGATCTGCATTTAGTGAGAAGAATCAAGCTCATGCACTGCGTGTTGCTGCACGTGATGCTCCTAAACGTGGTATTAAAGATTTTTTTGATAATTTTTTAAATCCTACTAAGGATGGCTTAGGTAGAATTCTCTCAAGAATAAAATTATTAACTGGAAAGAGGAGTGCTGAATCTGCTAAACTACCAGATCCAACTCAATTAGATCAATCAAATCCATACACAGCTCCTAGAATTCTTGCAGAGTCTTTACGTGATATTTCGGAATCTGGAAGGACGCGTGTTGAAGGAGTACAGGCTTCAGAAGTGGCACAGGTTGGTATGCTTCGATCTCAACTTCAGGATGCTGGTACTAGTAGAAACGGTCTTAACCCATTAGCTCCTAATAGGGGTCCACTTGAAGCAGTTTCGGCAGACCTGGCAACAATAAATAAGGGACCAGATGAGGCTAAATTAGCAGATTTAATAAATGTAGATGGTCCAACTGCAACACAGGCTCGTGTTAATGCTAATACAGCAGTAGCAGATGCTCTTGGAAATAGACATTCTGCCGAAGTTGGAGCTCAAGCCAGATTTTTAGAGAGTGGACCAGATGCAGAGAGTGCTCTAAAGAGAGCACAAGCAGATGCTAAATCTTTGGAGAGTTCATTAGATCCACAAAATCCTGCCAGAAATGGTACTGATTCACAAGTACCAGGTGCTGTAAATGAAAATGGTAATCGATCATTTGATCTTCAAGCTAACACAAAAGAGCTTGCATCTATAGGGAGTCGTCTGGCAAATGTAACTGTTGTCCGTCCTGATGGTTCAGTAGTTAAAGAAATTATAGCAAGTGTTCCTGGACGTGTAGCAGATCGCGATGGACTTGTGGATCCTGGTGATCCTTTACCCCCAGTGGATACGACAAGCGGGCCATTAATAGATCGTTTATCTGGGGTTACATATCATATAAATGATGCGAACTCTCATCGACCTCCAGCTCCAGATGACACTGCAGTGCGAAATGCGGAAGGTGCTGTTAAAACTGATAGAGCTCATGTGGCTACAACTGCTGCTGATTTATTAGTAAAGGGTCCTATTGTTACTGCACGCGATGGAACAGTGAAAACAGCTGAAGGCGATATAGAGACATTGACTGGTAATATTAGAAATAAAAGAACTATACGTATAGTTCTCGCCGATGCTGCTGCTAAGATGGGGGGGCTATTAGGTGTTAGACTTGCAAGATTATTCGCAGGTGCATCTTTAAATCCTAGCCGACCCCGTTCTGATGGTGCCGACTATAAAGCACTTAGAACTACTGCACGCGATGCTCCTAAACTTGCAAATAAACCCGATTCGACTCTTACTAATGTCTTATCTACTCTTGCAAGAATTGTAGGACTAAAAAAGAAAAAAGCAGATCTACCTGATCCTGGCCCTGATCCTGGCCCTAATCCTATTACAGCACTAAAAGAGGGTGCAGATGCATTGGTTAAAACAAACGTGGCGGAGGGGGAAGGGGTGGGGGCTCGTATTACATCTGAAGGTGCTATGAGGGCACGTATTGAGGGAGAGAAAGAGGCATTAACACGGCCAGATGAACCTGAGAGTGCCGATCCTGGTCCACTTCAAAGTACATCACAATCACTTAAGGATCTTCAAGTTAATAGGTCTGCTGATAGAGAATCGCTTGTTACAGAGGGTGGCAATACGAGGCAGGCGGGTATTGACAAGGCCAGTGCAGAAGCTGATGTTAAAACTGCTGTGGCAAATAAAGCTACTAAGATTAATGATGTTCTAGGTGAATTTCATCTTGATGAAAGTGGTACAGCAGTTACTGATAGTATGGGTACTGTATCAAATTTATCTTCAGATTTATCATTAAGAGATGGAGATGTAAAACGTACTACGTCTGAAATTACTGCAGAACATTCTAAGCTATTGCTAGTTGATTTAGGTGGTAATACAGAGACTTTAAATTCTAAGGGACGCGATCTTTCTGCTGCAGAGGAGGCTCTTGGCAGGGCCCTTTCAAACAAAGATCCTAAAACTGTAAGAGAAATATCAGATTCTTTAAAGGATTTGGTGCCGCCAGCTGAGGTTGAAAAACCCTCTAGATCTCCTGAAGGCATTGAAGCAGAACTACTAGATCCAGTTTTAGCCCAAAGATTTGCAGATAATGCTACCTTACTTTATGGTCTTAATACATCTAGAGCTACCAATGATAGTGCAATTACAAGAAAAATTCAAGAAATTTCCAGTTTTTTAACAGATGTATTAAAAGTACATGATGATATAGCAAGTAATTTATTAAAGGATTTAAATAGTAAGGACCCTCACGGATTATTAAAAATAATGAATGATGCAGAGACCGCACGCGATACTCTTCAAAAACTTGTAGATGCTGGAATTATTACCAAGTCTCTGCTAACACAAAGTGAAACTGATTTAGGATTATATTTTAGTTCACGCAGTTCTCGTGAAGCACAGCAAATATTAGCGGGTGAGGGTTCTCGAGGTGCTGTGGCTGCGGGGGGCGCAGCGAAGAGGTTGCGGGAGGCTGCGTCATCTCCATCTGCAAATAGAACATTTGGAATTACAATGAAAAATGGTGTAAGGACACTGCTTGATATGTTTAGAAAAAGGTTTGAAAATAGAAATAAACGAACTACTGCAAGTGAAGATAAAGGGGGTCTTGATAATCTGACTAATGGGCTCGATCTAGCTGGACCTACAGCAGGTCGCGTCAGTGCTGAATCTGCGCTTTCTAGCGTACATGAAGCTCAGGCTTCAGTTGAAGGTGTAATGCTTCGAGAAGGAACTCAGGCTGAAGCTCTTGCTAAAGAACGAGCTGCGTTGATAAGGCCTTCTGAACCTACAGCTCCTAGAGACGAGCGTGGGCCGGTACTTGATGGGGTAGAAGCAGCGCGGGCAGAGGCTGCCAAAGCTCGTAGTGAAATGCCAGAAAAGCCACCTGCACCAGATTATGAACCGGTTGCAAAAGCAATTGCTGCAAAAGATGCTATAATAAGTGGCAAGCGTGCAGATACCTCTGCAGATCCTGATGCACTTGCTAATGCAACAGGTGTTGCAAGAGGAATTGATCCTTCAACACAACGAACTGAATTGGAAAATACAACAGGTAAGCTAAATCCTACAACAAAGTCTGAAGATGCTACGAGAAAAGCAGATGAGGCAAATCAAAAGGAATTATCAGCTAAAGCTGGCAAATTGGCAACGGAGGCCACTGCTATGGCAGGAGCGAGGGGGCGTGTAGAGGGTGCGGATCCTACTGGTCCTGAGGGGGCAGTCAAGAGAGCAAGAGCCGAACTGGATGGTTTAGACCCAGTGCCGTTGCCAAGAGAAGAGTCTCCACCTAAGAATCCAGATGATTTAAACGCGGATGCAGGAACTGTTGCGGGAAAACTGGCTGAAGCTCAACAGAAACAAAGAGATCTTCCAGATCCTCCTGATGTTGATACAGCACTAGGAAAATTCAATGATGATAGTGATAGTGTTAATAAACTAACATCTGATTTAGCAGATAAATTATATAAATTAACTGATGCTACAAAAAACCTTAATGATGCAAATACTAATTCTAGTGAAAAACAAAGACTTGCGACTGAATTAGAGGATGCGTACAAGGCTATGAATAATAGTTTATATGAATTAAAGGATTTAAGGACACAACGTGGAAATTTAGTGGCAGATTTAGAGGTTGCTAATGGTCTTAGTAAGGCATTAAATGCTCTACGAGAACAACAGAAGAGTCTTCGAACTATTTTGCTTTCCAGGCTTACAGGATCAGAAAAGGGTGAGTTTGGTGAATCAATGAAAACTTTAAATTCTGTTATAAAGGATATTAAATCAAAATCTACAGAGAGGGGTAAATTAGTTAGTGAAGCGGCAGATGCTGAAGCTAATAGAGCTAGTGCAGAAGCTACTAAGGTAGATATTAGCAAAGATAGACCGGTTCCACCCAGAGCCCCTGTGGATGATATTGGAGCTAGAAGAGATGGAGAGCAAAAAATGGCAGACGCTCTTACTAAAGAACTGGGTGCACTGGAGAGACCTCCGCAACCCAGAGCACCTGGGGATGAGCGTGGACCAGCGCTTGACGGGGCGCGCGAGGCGGCGGCCGCGGCAGCTAGAGCTCGTAGTGAAATGCCGGCAGAGCCACCTGCACCGGATCCTGTACCGGTTCGCAATGCAGAAGCTAGAAAAAAAGGTATACTAGAGGGATGGGTAGGTTGGCTAAGGGGACTAACTGAAAATTCTGCGCTTACAGATGCAATAAGGGCACGTGACGAATTAGAGAAGGCTCTAGCTACGCTTGAAGTGGTTAATACTGATAATTCAGTTAGAGATGAGGGATTACTGGGTAAAGATTTAGCTTTAAATGAGGCTGAAGCTGCTTCTCGCGCTGATCGTATTGCGAAATTAAAGGAGGCTATTGGAAAATATGATGAGACTATTAAAGGTATTAAAGATTTAATTGATTCCTTACACCCTGAAGCTTTACCTCCACGTGAAGACCCCCCTGTAAGAAATGACGACCCAGATAATATTGATTTAGAAACTATAACTAGAATATATGATTTATTAGAGGCTGCGCGTGGAAATAAAAGAGATGTAGAGGATGCTTTAAGACGTTTATTACCACTGCCAGATTCAAGTAATTCATTAAAAAGAGTACAGGATATATTCAATTCGCTTGATTCTGCAAATAGAAGATATTTAGGTAAAATGACTGACTTGGCAATTGCAAGAGATCGTGTAGTAACATTAAATGATGCAAATAATGCTTCAAGAAGAAGAAGTGATAATTTATTAAGGCTGCGTGATGCTCTTAGAACTTATAATAGTATTATTACAAAACGTAAGATTGATCTTTTAAAGACTGAAGGTGCTTCAGCTGCAGCTAATAGTGCGAGAGAGTCCGCACATTTATTAAGAAAGGCTGCTGAAGATGCTAAGAAAAAGGCTGTAAAGGATGATATTGCAAGACGATTAAAAGAGGCGGATAGTTTGGATAGTCAAATTAAAAGGAAAATGAAAGAGAGAGATAGTGACAGCACCAAGGCGCGTGAGGCAGAATTAGAAATTTTACGTATGTTAGCACTAAAAGAGAGGCTTCTACAGTCTGTTTTTAGTGAAAAAATTAGAGAGCTTTCGAGTAAAGAAGATAGTCTCAATGCTGCAAAACGTAAAAAAGCAGAAAATGATGCTGCTATTAAAAGGCTAAAAGATGAAATAGATGCTTTAAGAGGAAAAGGCGAGAAGGATTCTCAGAGAATTAAGGAGCTTGAAGATGAACTTAAAAAATTAAGAGATGAAAATGAAAACCTAAGAAAGAGAATTATAGATGCAGAGGCTGAAATAAGTAGAATTAAACGTGAAATTGAGTCAATTCGTAAAAAAATAGAGGCTTTAGAGGCGCTTAAAAAACTGGCAACTAAGGCAAAAGAAAAAAAATCACCTGCCAAACCTGATAATATTCGATTAGATATACCTATACCACTAGATTCGGGACAAATCGCTGCGGTGGCAGCAGGTGTATCACTTGGAGCAATAGGTGCAGTTGGCAGTTTATACAAATCATCTAGTGGGACACCTACTGTGCCTGAAAATGATTATAATAAGGGCTACGCGGTAGGACAAAAAGAGGGTAGAGATCAGGGTGCTATTGATGGTAGAATTGCAGGAGAAAAATATGCACGAGAACAACTAAATCGTAACAGGGGTGCCACAAGTGATTTAACTGAAATAGATACTGGGATTGGGGCTGATGGTGAGGGTGAGGTTGGGGCTGAGGCTGAGGGTGAGGCTGAGGTTGAGGGCGAGGCTGAGGGCGAGGCTGAGGATGGGGCTGAGGGCGAGGCTGAGGCTGAGGTTGAGGATGAGGATGAGGATGCGGATGCAATTCAATCTACAAAAAGACAGTCTGGAGGTAAAACTGCTATTTCTGATACTAGAACTGAAGATACCGATGATACCAATGATGCCAATAATGCCAATGATGCCAACGATGCCAACGATGCCAACGATGCCAATAATGCTAATGATGCTGAAGGAGTCGACGTTGAAATGGACGACACTCAAGAAGAGGAAGGACAGCCCTATAATGTACCAGAAACACCAGGTTCACGTGCAACAAAACTAGAGCCACCAAATCCAATACCTCAACCAACAACAATACCATCACCACCTGTTAAAACAGGAACAGCAACGTATATTAAAGGTTATAATGCTGGTTGGAAGAATGGTTATCCTAAAGGATGGCCTGCGTGGCTTGATGGATTTAATAGTGTTGTTGAGTCTAATGTGCCTTCTTTACCGTCTAATAATACTGCTGTAGGAAAATTAATACATTTAAAATCAAATGCTATTGATAATATTGATAAATATGGTGGAATTGATGATGATTTTGAATATCTAGAGGCTGGTGTAGCAGATGTTTATGAATTTACAAAAACTGAAGATACTAGTTTAGATATTGCATATCCTATTGTTGGTGGGGGTGATATTGTAATGCCTAATGTAACTCCTGCTCCTGTAGTGTATATACTTGATAATGATATTGAACCTGATGATGATGACGACGATGATGATGATAATGATGATACTGATGACAACGATGACAACGATGATGATAGAGCTGTCAAAGGATTTGAAATTGGCGAGAAGAATAAGGTCATCACAGGTGGAGGTGAATCAGATGAATTACCACCAACTGAGAATGAATCAGATGAATTACCACCAACTGAGAATGAATCAGAATTACTACCAAAATTAAAGGGATATAATAGACGTGCTAAATCAAATGATTTAAAATACCCATTATATAATCTAAATGGAACATACAGCAGTAAAATGATAACAAATATGTCATATATTAAATACATGAGTACAAGTGATCCAATGTATTTTTTAGTAATTCCCAAAGATGATTTTATAAATCAATTAATAACTCAAACGGATTCAAATGGCGTTGAAATAAAAGAGGATGAAATAGTTGAACCAACACTTTCTGGTAATCCTGTTGGTGAAACTGTTGAGCCCACTGAAGAGGATGATGGAGATGCAGAAAGCATTGTTGAGCCAACTGAAACCCAAGACCAAGAAGGTGGAGATGCAGAGAGTGTTGTTGAGCCAACTGAAGATCAAGAGGGTGGAGGCGCCGAATTTGAGGATGAGGAGGTTGAACCAACTCACGAGGGTGGAGATGCAGAATTTGAGGAAGAGGTTGAACCAACACAAGAGGGTGGGGATGCAGAATTTGAGGAAGAGGAGGTTGAACCAACTCAAGAGGGTGACGACACCGAAATTGAGGAAGACGAAGAGGAAGAGGTTGAACCAACACTTTAATATGTTATTATTTTCTCAATTTGATAATTATTATAGCCAAGTACTTAATTTAAATACTTGGCTAGAACGAGAAGCTAAAGTTAGTCTATTTAAAATACCACCGTAAAATCTCAATTGGATTTAAACTATTTAGTTTAAATTTTGGATCATACGTGATAATATAGCTAAGAGTGGTTGCAATTACAGAATATGGTTTCATCCATTCTTTTAAGAGGTTTACAAAGTCTTTTGATAATTTATCTTGAATTCCAATTTCAAAACATGAATTTAAGAATTGGTACATGTCTCTTCCATTTTTAGGACAGGGATCAATTTCAGAAAATACATTATCCCCTAAATTGACAACACTTTTACGCGTTGAATTTCCAATACATGCAAATCCAAAATCTAAAAGGACTACCTGAAATTTAAATTCAAGTTCGTTGGCGTCTGGTCCAATTTGAATTTGATACTTCCTAGAATTTGTCAGAGGTCGGATCCAGATATTTTCAATTCTAAGATCTCGGTGATCGAAATTGAGATTCTTCTCGAGAACAAAAAGTATGTAACAGAGTTGAATTATACAATTTATAATTTCATCCTCTGTATGATTTACTATGAAATCTTTAAAACTAAGGCCATTAATATACTCCATACTAAATCGCACCTCATTTGCAAATAAAAAAAGATCATACGGTTTTGAAATAGAACCATTGAGCCCATTTTTTTCAATGCATGAATAACATAGACTTTGTAATATTGCTTCAGGCGCTAAAGAAATAGAGGGGGATCTTGGGCGTTTGATAACCGCATTTTGAGTTTGTCCTAAATGAACCCTTTTACATGATTGAATAATTCCATAGCGTCCTTGATTTTGAATAGTTTCATATTTAATAGTACAGCGATGTTGCCCCGCTCTATTAATTAGTTTACCATCAACCCGTTGTTTCGGAAGTTCTTCATTAGGAATTGTAAAATCCGATTTTAATGAATGAATTTCAATATCTAAATCTATAAGTATTTTATCCAAATCCATCCCTATAATGATATCAGATGTTTGAAAGTGCCTTTAAAACACCGTCGCTTGTTGTAATACCTGCATCAGAAAAGAGTTCTGCGTATATTTCATAAGGGTGTTCTGGTTGATGAATATTATTTCCATATTTATTAATAAAATCTTTTGGAGGCTCATGAAAAAGTGACTTTGTTCTAGTATCATACCACTTTACTTGGGCGTTTTGAAGAGTTGGTTTTATTGTATTTGGTGGAAAAAGTGGGAGTGGTATATGGAATTTATTAAAAGCATAAAAAGGTATACCAATCGTATCAGGATTTAAACGTACAGAATCTAAAAAATTGTCTGGTATTTGTCCCTTTTCTACTGGAGTCCAACCAGCCGAAATTAAAGAGAATTCCCAAAGTGCCCTGTATTTTCTTTGATGAATATGAATTCCTTCATGAATCAGAGTTGTTTTGAAAGTATCTGTTGCAGGACTCTCTTTACACATTGATGCTGGGAGGCATATGTAATTCTGTGGGCGCGTATGCGGAAAGCCAGCATCTGCGCTAGAATCAAGAATAATAATTTCAGAGCCCTTTAAAAGCGGAATGTCCTGGACGGCCTGTATTAAAAACTCTTCTGCCTTTTTACTGATTTTTGCTAAATCATAATTGTAAGTTCGTCGCGCTTCAGCATTTGGCAAACTACTATTACATGCTGTCAGATAACCATCTTTCTCCTCGATGCTATTAAGAACATTCATGGATCCGCTGTTGACGGCACAGTTTTTTTAGAGGCCCTCTTTTTCTTATCAGCATCAATCGCTTTAATAATCATCTTATCAATAAAGTATGTATTCATGTTTGTCTGTTTTGGCGGGGCTTTTACAGTAGTCTGAGTAGAAGGCTTTGTGAGTCTCGGTTTTGCTGGTGCCGGTGCTTGCGACGCCGTGGCCGACAGCCCAGATCCAAAGAACTTCTCGGCAAACCGACGACCTGCGCTCTTATCACAGATCCCCAGAATCTCATCAAAGAGCGCCGAACTGGTTGCATTCAGGCGATCAGATTCTGTTGCTGTCGACCAGCCATATCTCGGCTCGCGGACACCGGGAATCTTCTCAGCTACAAGAGCAAAGAGTTGATTGAGTGGGTTCATAAGTTGATGTTCGATGTAAAAGCGATAATCTGGCTTGAGCCCTTTTTCTTTGATGTAACCCGGTGTTTCTACACGATCACCCTGTAGTTTTGATGCCACTTGGCCTACCGGTGGAAGGACATAGATAAAGGGTACCCGCTCACCTGATGCTGGAGCATTGCCTGGGTCACGTTCTTTGATTCTTTCGGCAAGAACTTTGTGTGCCGGCGGAGTTGCGGATGCGTATTCTGCTCTCAGAGATTTACTCATAATCAGCATATTTAGACTCATTTTAGCATCGACAAACTCTCTCAGTTTTTCTTTTACGAAAGTAATGGCCTGCGGAATATCCTTTTGTGTCAGAAGAATCTGAAGAGCTCCACCATAGATCAGTTTGACAATCGGGGCATAATCACGACGCTTCGTTGCGATACCCATCGAGTTCTGATAGTAGTCCGTTGGCGACTCCTCGTATTTGTTGCCAACATAGCGCTTCTTGCTGAAGATAATAAAGGGGCTGAAGACCTTATCATACTCGAAGTCGTGGGGAGGCTTCAGACAGCGTGAGACGAACTTGCCCGCCTCTTCTGTGAGATGCATAGTAGCTTCAATAGCCGCCTGTCCCGTGAGAGCCTCCCCGTTCTCTGGATTGCGAACATTGAAGTTCACGAATAGCGAGTCAGTGTCACCATACACTGTAACCGCCGAACATCTGGGATCTTGGGCGTCTGGCCCATAGAATTGCTCGATGGCTGCCTTCGCGAACATGATTTGCTTGCGACCATAGGCAGTGACTGAGGCTGCGAGATGTTGGAGACGAATCTTGAAAGTAGATGAGCCGAGCTGACCGTAGAGCGAGTTGGCCGTCAGCTTGTATGCCAGCTGTTCGGCATCGAGAAGGGCCTTACGAAAGGGATCCGTCTCGGCGGCAGCCTCCTTTCGCTTCGCCTTGCGCGCTGCCAGAAGTTTCTGAACGATATCTGGCAGGGCACCCTTGGTGTTCCCAGGGAGCTGGGCGAAGCGACAGATACGCGTACCGGTCTTAATCTTTGCGGGATGCTTTCGCTTATCCTCGGGATCTGAGCCCCAGATATCAAACTCAATGTCGGTCCAGCGAACGGCGGGATCTGGATCGACAGCATCGGAGCCGAAATCGAAGCTGATGAACTTTCCAGTTAGACTATAGTTTTTCGCCCAGACAAGAGTATCATAGGAGATATTCTCGCTGATAATGGTACTAGGATACAGCGAGGCAAAGTCCGCTACACCAATCGGCGAGTCGAAGTAGAAGCCTGGAATAGGGTCGAGCACGATGGCGCCCTCATAGGATTCCTCTTGCCCTATTGCTGGACCCCCACCATACTGCGCGGGACTCGGTAGCACCTTAATGGCCTGCCCGCGCTCGTGACATTCCTTGAAGATGAGTGACTCAATCTTAATACCCTGGCCCCGAGTAAAGATGTAGCCGACGGGAACGGAGCAGGCATTCGCCATCGCCATGGCATTATTGAAGACGTCGAGCTTCTTGTAGAGGTCGAGTACCAGGACACAGTCTTGAATACAGTACGCGCCGACCTTGGCGCGATCGGCTGCGCTACCGCGATGAAGCTTGAAGATTTCCTGCGGAGATACATCGTCCTTGACAACGGCCCACTTGACCGCAGCGCCGACAACGGCCACCAAATCGTCGGCATCAGCTGGGCTCGCTACGATGATTTCAGACCCCTTCTTCACTTCAACAACCAGAAGCTTTTCAACCAGAGCATCACCCGTTTCATCCAGGAGAACAACGGACCTCCCAGGAATCACATCCGCAGTGGTCTTTGTCTTAATGCTCCAGGTCTCTGCGCTGATCTCCACACCTTTTAGAGATCCACTCATGAAATGCTGACAGACATCATCGAGCTTATAAGATGGAAGAGCATAAGAGCGCTTCACATAGTGATAGAGGTCAATCTGAAGACGCCCCTGTGCCGACCAGATATACATGGTATTGTCACCTAGTGCAGAGGAACTGAGAAACTTCTCATCGAGCGTTACGACCTTACCGGTATCCGAGAGACGTGTAAGTAGTTGCATGTCTTCGTGCTCCGAAATGCCGAGCTCTTCTGCACGCATCCAAATGTATCGCTCATCAAACCCGAAGATGTTGTAACCGAGAAGAATATCCGTGTTCCAGTCAATAAGTGCCTTCGCCCAGCCGAGAATCATTTCACGCTCAGTCTTGTAAGAGAAGACCTCGGCACCCTCGATTGGATCACATGAGCCGAGGACGAAGATATGCCGTGTAGGTGGTTCGGCGCCCCTCTGAAGAACAACACCGATTTGAATAGCAGGATCACCAGCGAGAGGTATCACACGCTCGATTGTTTTCTTCAGAACTGCATGAATCTCTTTAACCTTATCATCACGAGCGGAGCCGATTAGACCATCGCGACCCTCTAGTGCAACTTCAAGCTCCGTTTTAAAGGTGCCATTGTCTGCAAGTACAGTCTCTAGAGACTTTCGATTCACTGGTTGGCCGTTTCGATGATACAGGCCATCCATATTATCAGGTGGATTCTCTGGATAAAGCGCGGCCTGTCGAATTAGTTCAGTAGCATGATGAACGTCGCGCGCATTTGCGAGAAGAAGCTTCGCGATTCGCTCATATGTTTTTTTAGGTAGAGGGAACTCTCCGTTCTCAGAGTAACACTCAATATCCCACGAAGCCAGGCAAAAGGGTGCCACGGGAACAGGGGGCTTTGCGAGTGGTTCAATATCAGTCCAATTACAATCGAGCTGGCAAGTCTCTCCTTCCCCGTCAAGTTCAGTGTCGGTTGAGACCCATCCGCATGGTTGAATATTGCGAAGATGAAAGAATCGGAGCATTGGATCAAGATTTGCCTCAAAGACTTCGAGAGCGCCCTGACCCTTGAAGAGTTCAAATGATGGCCTACTCTCTTTATCAAGAAAGTAGGATCTGAGGGCGCGCCATGCTGCTAGGGATCGAACTTTCAGACATGCAAAAGGAAACATGGCACCAGCTGTGTAGCCAAAGAGCACTTGGCGTTTGCAATATGAAATCTCAAAGTCGAGCTCACCGTTTGCCAGCTTCAATGAATAATCGCGCCCACTACGAACAAGCAATTCGATTCGATGCTGAAAATCCTTCTCTGTTGTCTTGTTACTAAATGGAAGACGGACATAGAAGAACGGCTCGAAGCCTTCGATATTTGCACGAATTGTTTTGCCATCAACAGTCTTGCCAAAGAGATGGATAACCATTCGCTTTCGCGTTGCAGTCTTTGCGTGGCTGGCGTTTGCGCGCCGACGGCGATTCTGAACTTCGTAGTCTTCAGCATCAGAATCGGCGCCGATATAGGCCACCTCTCGAGTTGTATCAGTTTCTACCTGAATCTCGAGGTCCTGCGCGCACGCATCCAAAATTTGAAAGATTGTTTTCATTATGTCTAGTAAGTACGAAGAGAGGGAACTCTTACAATTTTACTCGCAGTAAAAATGGCGTCGGCAAAAAATATCATTCTTCGCATTGGACTTGTTTGGCGTAATCCTACGAAGATTCAAATGTTGCATCTAAGTAATGCACTATATGTGGGTAAAGAAAATCTAATCGAGCATAGACTTTATGTTGGTAATGAGGGTGAGGCCCCAGATTATGTATCTGATGATTGGTTGAAGAATATGAAGACTTCATATGACCTGTCTATCTACGATGCTGGGACGGTGCTACAGAAAGCTCGCGCGCCGCCGCCAGATCAGAAGGATTCGGGTGGCCCCCAGACGACATAGTTGCCATTAGATTTGTTACACGACGCTGAATGCGACTTGTACCAGGACTCATTACTTGGGATGTCTCCTGGACTGGGTGATTTGGATTATCCTCTTCGCGGGTCAGAGAAATCTCCTGAGTCATACCGCGCCCTAGAGAGGTAAACGCAACGTGTTGATGAATGCGTGTCATAGTATTAGCATCTGCAGAAACACGAAGATTTGCAAGTGCAGTCTCGAGTGATTTACATTCAGAACGAAGCATAAGAGCAACGGGATTGCTATTATATTTTTCTGCAAAGATTGCTGTGCGAAACTCGGCAATCTTGGCAGCAGTTTCTGTCATATTAGAACTGGTGGTAAGCTCCTTGAAAAGACTCGAACAAGTATAGCGAAGAACAGTTAGATCAACTGCAGTATAAAGTTCTGTATTATTCGTATTATTCGACCAAGGAGTAACTGGAACGTCGACGGTAAATGCCTCAAGTGCTGGAAGCGTAGTACCACTTAGAACTAGAGGTGTCGCCATAGCCGTCTTGGGGATATCAAAGAGAAGAATCTGCTCGCTTTCATCATAGATGTCGCCAATTATAATAGAGCCGTTCACAACCTTATGCGCCCAGTGCACCTGGGTCCCCTCAGGACACTTTAGTTTTACGAGCTGTGCGGAACATGAGAAGAGCCCACCGATAGTATTACCAATAACAGTGGCGGCACCTTCAAGATTTTCCACAACACAGTAAGCACCATTCGTATTTTCAGCGATTGATTTCATAAGAACTGCATTATGCGTAGTACCGTAACCAACAACCGTGAAAGAGAGCTGAGGATTCTGCTCGTGAACTGTATCGAACATTTTGAGTAGTTTATCACTCTCATGAACACCGCGATTTGCATGACCGTCTGTGAGAAGTAGAACACCGCACTTTAGAGCGGGGCCTGAGGCCGGGCCACTTGAGGCATTTATCACAGTCTTTACATTCATGAGGCCGGCAGAAAGATTCGTACAGCCATCAACTGTGATTTTATCAAGAACTGCCTGAATCACCGTTTTTTGTTCGGAGGTACATGCGACTGCGGAACAGTGAATTTCAGATTCTTCGCCGAAAGTAATTAGACTCAGACGATCACTTGGGCCGAGAAAGTTGAGAATCAGACTTGCGGAATGTTTCACATTCTCAAGTCTTGACTCTTCTAGCATTGATGTACTCGTATCAATAACAAGAATAAAGTGTGTACCCCGTCGAACAGAGGTTGTTTCTACCTTCATATGGAGTGCCACAGGTACATGTGTAATACAGGCATTTGGGTCCTTAAGTACAATACAATTAGTCTGCATGGTATATAATATTATTTATTGCACGTAGTAAGTTCAATTTTTCTTGTTACGACTTCTACGAACCTTGGACCGTTTTGAAAGTTTTTTAGATTTTTTCCGCGCTCCAAGTGCAATTCGACTTGCGACTGCTGCGGTTGATAAAATAACAGCAGGAGCAAGATCCTTTCCAGCCGATAAAAGTGAGGCGTATAAGGACCCGCCGACAGCTGTACCTTTGCCAGGAGCGGGACTCTCAAATTCAAGATCCATGGATTCGCCAGTTTGTGAATTAAGAACATCCTTTTGTACCTTGGGGACTTCTGCAGATGAAGTGCCCTTTTTTGGACCTGATAGAATTGATCTTAAGTTACTTGCAGTTATAGCACTACGCCTAGAATCAGCAGTTTCATTTAGAGGCGGTGATTCCTCCTCAGCCTCCTCTTGCATTTCATCAGCATTTAGTCTTTCTGATGTTAAAGCTGAACCAGCCACCTCTTCAGGCTCAACGCCAGCATATTTTTTCATCGCCTCTAGATCACGGGCATTTTCAACCTCCTCTGATACACCATTTTCCACTTTTATTACAGTAGGATACCCGCGTACCTTCTTACTAAGATGCTTTAGAGGTGTATTTTCGAGTTCTGTATGTTCGATACGGGCAATTCCATTTCTACGATTAGGATCATAAAGAAGAGGTTGTACTATATCCTTATCAAGTGTAAGACAGTGGGGGCAACCTTGCATGATTAATACCACTAAGAAAACACCTTTCTTATTTCTCTTTAAAAAATCATGTAACTCGACTAGATCCTCTCCACTCTTAACATGAACACTATTATGAGGCTTCTTTGAATACTTTTTTGATTTAGTTGGCATTTCTATTTAGTACATTTATTTTAGCCATCGCTAACAGAAAGAGCCAAAGATGGCAAAAAATGTAGAAATATTCCTTCTAGGTCTTATATCATTCGGAACATTGCTGTATCTTATGATTTATGTGAATAAACGTAGATATTTATACGACGGTTTCCAGGTGAAAAATCATTGGGGGGAGCCTGGTCCAAAATCACAGGGTGAAAAAGGCACTCGGGTTCAAAGTGACAATATTGGTTCTGGAATAACAGATGAATCACCGCAAATAGTTACATCTTCAGCCACGGTAACTCTCACACCTACAAACACTCCATATGATACTTCACGAATTGATGCTTTATCCGACTATGAAATGAATTACGTGTATCAGAATGAATCGGATAAGCCACTTGAAAAGAAACTACGTGATAAACTGATGTCACAGTATCCTATGAGTTGGACCGGGTATCCTCCATCATCCTCACAATTTCAGGCGGGTCTACGCGAATCCTTTGAAAATGCTAAACCCCACGTCCCGGATGATGCTAAACCTTATGAAGCAGTTGATGGGGGTGATATGAGTCCACCTGACCTCTCGGCTGTAGAAAGAGAGGAACGGAAAATTCTGCAGACCTATAAACCGAGTTTTCCACCGTCTGCTACGACATATGACCCACGTGACGCTGGAAGACTCATAAAAGAGCTTTATGATGCCAAGGGTCTAATACCTCAGGTAAAACACAAGGAAGGATCGAATGTTTATGAAATTGTCGGAACTCGGAAGAAGAACGAGAAGGTGCATTATGAAGATGATGATGTACCAGTCTCTAAGAATCCTATAGCTGCAGCGGGAGAGGGAACAATACAGGTTCCATACGCGGTTAATGATATTACAACGCCGTCAAAGGATAACTTTTATGATTCAAATTCGGGTAAGAAGAATCCATGGGATTATACGAGCTGGACTCCTGGTCTCGAGCGCATGTTTGCACCGACGGAACCGAGGACTGAGTGGTCTTAAACTGCACCGCGGCTTTAAGAACTATGACAAATCTACTGTAATGGCCTGGATATGTGATACTCGTGAGAGGGACCTCATCCCAAAACTTCCATCTATCTCCACAAGGAATCTTCCTGTTGGAGATATCTGGATTGGTCTCAGTGGCGAGGACGTCGCTCCAGGTGGTGTTGTAGCAGAACGTAAGACTGTAGCTGATCTTGAAGCCTCTATTCTCGATGGTCGTTATAGAGAGCAGAAGGCGCGTCTACTAACGTATTGCCAACAAGTGGGTGCTCGTCCACTCTATATCATTGAGGGCCAACTAGATCGTCTTGGTGGTAAATTCACAGAGGATGTCCTCCGTAAATTTCTGAATCGTCTTCAGCTTAGGTATGGAGTCGCCGTGATTCAAACGGATTCTATTGATTCGACTGCGAATCTCTGTCGAGTCCTACTCGAGCAGTGGCAAAAGGATTCAACGGTCTTTTATTTAGAAGATGGGGCGCAAAAAGAGTATTCACATACTGTTTCAGTTTCTAAGCGTGCAAACAGGGAGGATCCAAAGGCGTTTGCATGTCTTGTTCTTCAACAGTGCCCCGGTGTTTCTGCACCAATTGCATCTAGTCTTATAGAGGCCTTTCATACCTTAGAGGGTGTAATGAAGGCAAGCGAGACTGAAATGGCGAATGTGAAAGTCACTGAGAAACGGCGTGTAGGGCCGGCAGCAGCAAAACGCCTTTATAATTTACTACATGCCCTATAAATAGATATGAAGACAAAACATACAAGACGGATGCGGATGGCGCGGAAGGGAGCGCAGCGGGGGCGGTACACGCGCAAGATCTATCGCGGAGGCGATCCTGTTAATACACAGGCCCTAATAACTTCACTTACTACTGGATTTAATGGATTTAGACAAGTTTTACAAGACAATGGTATTCTTCAGCCTCTATTAGACATCTTTACTGATCTAAGATTTATAGCATTTAGCCCGGTAGTTGTTAAAGAAGTAATGAATGCAGCTGCAAGTCTTAGAACAAATGGTACAGTAGCTGCTGCGATTATAGATGCTCTAACTGTGATGGGTGTGCGTGGTGTAAATCAACCAGGTATCATACAAATTTTACAGACACTACAGACACAGTATAATATATTGTCGAAGCCAGCAGTTCAGGAAACCATAACTTCAATAGGTTCTATGGTTAGAGATATAGTATCCAGGGGTGACGTACCTAACGCTCTAGGTACAATTGGTGCTACCACTGTAACAAATATTTTAGCTGATAGCCAAATTAATAACCTTGTCAATGATATAATTCTTAAACTTAATTCGATATCAGCGAATAGAACAATAAATAATGTTGTAACACAAGTTGCATCTACGCCTCAAATTAGCAGTGGGCCTTCTGCAGCAACTGAGGCTGCTGCAGCGGCGGCGCGCGAGGCGGCGGCGCTTGCGTCACTCAGCACAACGGGCGCGGCACAAGAGGCGGCGCGCGCGGCGGCGCGGGCGATACCATCTGCTACAACTACTACGGTGATGAACGACGAGGAGCGCCGCCGTGCTGATTTGATGGCGGCGCGCGAGGCGACGGTGGCGAGCGAGGCGGCGGCGCTTGCATCACTCAGCACAGCGGGCGCTACCCCATCTGCTACAACTACTTCAAATAGAGTAGGCCAAGTAGGCCAAGTAGCGCGTGTGGGTCTTCCCCCCGCAACTTAAATATCAGGCTTAAGTTTCTCAATATATGATGTGGCATAGATAACTAGGGCGGCGCCAACTAGAGTCCATGTACTTGGCTTTTCCTTCATGATGAAATAGCCAAATACAAAGGATGAAATAACACCAATAAAACTCAAGAGTCCAAAGATTTCTGTTTTCACTTTTGGTATTGTATAGAAGCGGAGGGCGTATCCAAGAAAGCCTATAAAAAAATTAAAGGCGACTATAGGAATCCATGTACTCCAAGAAAAGGTTATAGGTATCAGCCCAAAAATAACAGCAGGAATCATAAGTGCGAGAGCCCCACCATAGAGTTCCAGAGTCGAACTCCAAGGGTTATTTTTCTCATTTGTTTTTACAGCAAAATACATGATTGTTTCGGTTAGGGCTGCTCCTAAGGCTGCAAGACCACCTATAATTGCTCCTGCACTATTCTGTGTAATTCCTCGTATATCATCATAGATCCCACGTGTCGACAAGAGAAATGTTCCTAGAATACCTATACCCATATATTTAAAAGTATCAGGGTGAATATCTTCACCAAATACATATTTTGCCCCTATCAAATTCCATATAGGATAGGTATAAAATATTGACATTGCCACACCCGCCGATAAGCTTGAAAAAGCCAAATATGATACATAAACGTGTAGCAGAGTTATAAGTCCTAAAAATAAAGTACGTTTTAGAGCGGGTCCACTTCCAAATACTGATGCAAAATCTTCTGCTTTTGCGACAGCTCCAGCACCACCTGTAAATGTTACAAGTCGAGAAAAGAGTTGGGTAGCTAAATTCACTGGTATACTTTTAATTAGAATTGGATATAGTGATAGAATAACTTCACTTCCTAAGAAAAGTGATTCTTCCACATTCAGCATTCTCTTTTATGGATAAATATTTAATCTAAAATATCGCATTATTGTACTCGGACTTGTGTAAGCACAGTCTGGTAAATATTTTTTAGTTTCATTAGTTACACCAATAACACTTCTAACATTATACAGAGTTACACCCCATTTTTCTGTAAAATTTTTTATTTTGTTTAAAAACACTTTATTATTTTTAAAAGACTCTTTATATTCCAAAGACTCTTTTAGCTCTTTCTTCATTTCTTTTAGTTTATTTTTAACAGTGTCAACGTACTCAATAATCTCTGGATTTTTAAGAAATAAATTTCGTTTCCTTTTTAATTTTGCATATGATACTTTACTTTTTACGGAAATTTTATGGATATCAGAAAGATCATTCTTAAATAAATCATCTGAGTTAAATAAAAATTTAATATTTTCAATATTTAAAACATCTTGATTTGTTTGATACATTTCTGCAGGTACAACATAATCCATACATGCAGTACATTGTACTTGAGTCAATCTTCTTGTCATATTATTATTTAACCAACATTCTGTATGAAATGTGTGATTGCATAAAAGTTCTATTTTTTTAGCATCAACTGCAATTTCTTCATTACATATCGTACAATTCATTTATTTTTAAGTATTAATAGGCTTTTAGACCGAAGACGTCGATATTCTGACCGTTCAAGTGAATTTCCACAAATCTGCAAGAATATCATTTGTTGGTGGGGCGCGGGGAATAACTGACGGGGCGGGCGGGGGAGGAGGAGCTGGTCTAGATAGATTCTGTAAAAAGGCATCTGGTGGGCGATACTCTGTTGCAGATCTGGGTGGAGCAGTATTAACACTTTGGGAAAACATTGGATCAATTTGTGGTGTGTTCCCTCTGACTTCGGGTGGTCCTCCACGTTTACCGCCGGCACCCTTTTTACTTGTGTTTTGTGTAGGTGTCATCGCCTGCACTATAGGATTGTGTTGCTTATTATATTCAGACTCGTAGTGTTTCCATGATATATATAAAAGATTGGGATACGTGAATTTTACTACAAATCCTCCCTGGCGAAGCATATGCACTATGTAAACTATACAATCCTCTAAATCAATTGAAGGTAGTCCTAGAATAAAAGGGGGGACTGTATACATAAGACAATTCGAATTACCTGCAAGTTGAGAGGTTGTATAAATACGATTGTATATTTGATTTAGAATCTGATTATATGCCGTTAATTTCGACTTATCACGTGCAGCCCTTTTCTCAAACAACTGTTTTATTTCAAGTCTAGGAGTTGTATCAGACATTCCTATCACCTAGTGTTAAAGACTTTGTTCTAAAAACCCTTAGATGTTACCTCCTAAGCGTATTGCATTGAGTGGAGGTGGAATGAAAGGAATATCTCATATCGGGGCTTTGGAGTTCTTAGAAGAACGGGGGCTTCTGCGACATGTAAAAGAATATGTTGGAACAAGTGCAGGTGCTCTTATTGCATTTGCATTATGTATTGGATACACATTGTCTGAACTGCACACCATATGTATTGCTCTTGATTTTAGTTTAACACAAAATATTGAGCCGGATAGTATATTTAAATGTTTAGAAACGTATGGATTTGATGATGGTGCGAACTCGGAAAAGTTTCTGTCAGTTCTTTTGAAGGCAAAACGTTTACCGGTAAATATTACATTTGAAGAACTACAATGTCTTTTACCGGGCGCAACTCGCTTACGCACGTATGCTGTGAATTTAAAAACATGTATCATTGAAGAATTTAGTGTAGATAAAACACCCCGAACAGAGGTGAAGTGGGCTGTTCTTGCATCGATGGCTATTCCAATTTATTTTACTCCTGTTCGTGATCTTTCATCAAATAATCTCTATGTTGACGGGGGTCTTATCGCACATTTTCCGTTTCATCATTTAACAGATGAGGAGCGTTCAGAGACATTGGGGATTACGTTTAAACGTGAAGAAACTGAGCGTGTACCTACAACATTGCATGAATACATATTAAAACTCTATTACTCAGTTTACTATCATCAGAATCTCGACCTTTATAAACGCTGGGGACATCGAATTATTCAGGTTCAGTGTGGGAATTTTCCATCACTTAACTTTGGTGCGGGAAGTGATGAAAAATCTGCATTGATCGATGCTGGTAACAAGTCCGCAAAAGATTTTATTTTAAAATGTAACTGGCTTTTGGGAAGGTCACCGGTGAGAAGATATTCTATACCATAAGTATAGAATGGCTGGCACTCGTAAGATGAAGCATGCTAATAAGAGTACGCGTAAGGGCAAGCGTGCGCCATCTGAGTGGAACAAGCTTGTCATGAAGGTCTTTGCTGAGCTTAAGAAGAAGGATAAGAAGGCCTCATTCAAGGATGCGCTTGTTGAGGCTGCCTCGCGCAAGAAGAATATGTAAGATCTTGGCGATCAATATTAAAACGAATTCAATCTCGTGAACGGGCTTGAATTTGTTTTACGTAACGTCTAGTACTGAAGTTAAGTACTTGGCGGTATAGATTTTATGTATAAAATGCATACATTTTATGCAAAAACCATCGGCGTGTTATATAACCTCTAAAAATTGCAATAAACTGAATCATTGGATTTTTTTTGTACCTTTTTGCTGGCGGGAATTTACAGTCAGAAACTCTTATACGTTTTAATAATTTTGCTTGATTTAAAAAATATTCATATTTTCTTTTCATTTTTAATAGGTGGTAGGAAAATCGGGTTACAAAGTAACCCCATGCCTACTCGGTGGTATCGGGTTACAAAGTAACCCCATGCCTACTCGGTGGTATCGGGTTACAAAGTAACCCCATGCCTACTCGGTAGCATCGGGCATCGTCTCGGCACCCGATCCAAGGCTATCATTAATAAACTTCATGTAGGCAGTTGTATCACGCTCACCCTTGTACTCCACGATCTGACCGTCGGGTGACTCAAATAAAAATGTGGGAAATCCACGAATTGGCTTACCCTTAGCCTTTTCAGGCTCTTTCTCAGGGCTTACCATTTGAACCGTACATTTCTTACCATTTACAATAACAGGACCTGAACTTGATAAACTCTCAAAGCCTGGTTTAGCATTCTTACAGTGACCACACCAATCAGCATAGTACATTGTAAATGTGTAGTCGCCTGGGCCAGCCTTCTGATTTTGGAACCCTAGAATTAGGTCAGCACGCTTAACATATAAATATGCAAGAATTCCAATAACAACTGCAGCTAGGGCTCCTATTTTCCAATTGAAATGCATAGTATCTCTATACTGCATTAATAGATTTTAGTGTTTAGATCGTGGCACAACACGTTAGACTGCGGGACTCGGTGATGCAGAAAGTCTGTGAAACTTATACTTATGATATGAGCGCTTTGAAAGATCAGTGTAGCTACTCATGCTTTTCCATGAAATACCTACACACAGAAGAAGATCCTTATCCATATCATACCATTTCATCTGTGTAGAAATCATACCGGAGAGACCACTCGGCCAAACTGAATCTGTCTCATTCGTGTACTGCCCGCTTAGAACAGGACAGGCTACATTAGCACAAAGAGGTGAAACAGTGGGAGTAAACGGAATATAATTGTACGTAATACTAAACTCTGCAGTACCGTCAGTAATGTTAGTATTCGGTGGAACAGTGTAGTCGATATACAGCTTAATACTATCACCGGCCTTTGGAACAGTAGGCGTAATGATTGCAGTATTTAGTAGAAAGCGTGATGAGCCAGAGGAACAGTCGACAACCTTTGAAGCAAAGCTAGTAGCACCGAGAGCTAGAAGGAAAGCACCAGTAAACATTTGGGGGATTCTATCCAATTTCAGGGCGGATGGGAGTGTCAATTTTTCTCGAGACAGGTCTAAGAATTTACTACTATTTTAATACAGAAATGTTTGTGTTTAGATGTGGTAAATGGCATACTGTAGTTTTACCGAGTTATATTGATCCCGCCTGGGGATTTGGAGATCGCCAGAAGGTAGCAAGTATTATAGTTAGAGAAAGAATGAAGGGTCTATCTGAAGCAGATGCCTTTCTAAAGGCTGAAGCCGAAATTTATCGCCAATTACTAGACGTTACGAATCCTTAGGAAATAACATGGCTCCCCAGAGAACAAAGAAGAATAAGGTAGTGTGAAAGAAGAATCCAAGGGCTGTCGGACAACCCCCACTATCAGCAATAGGAAGTATCCATCCTAAAACTTTTTGCGTCATCTTGAATGTTTCAGGATTTGCAATAAGAAAAAATATAAGAGTTGAATAAAATGAATATTTTGCTTTAAGGGTTACATTTGGTTCGTTTGCCATATCTATTTTATATCTATAAAGGTTTAACTTTTGCCGTTATAACTGCATTCCAAACATCACTTGTAGTCTGTTGTAATTTCACAAGACATTCAACATCATCTGGTGATTCCACATCATAAATAGGTTCGATCCACTCACCATCTGTATCCTTAAACTTAAATTCATAATTATTTTCAGGTATTATATTTTCTACAATAATATAATAAACATATCCTTCATAAATTCCATTAGAATCTCTTACACATCTCTTGTGTAGTATATAGTCTTTATGCCAATTATCCCAACTTCCCCTTACACTATAACATGCATAATTACCATCAAAACTATAGCAACCATAAGGATATATGTTTTCATTATCGATAAAATGATGGACAAATAGAGTACTTTCGTCTTTATTATACAATCCTATGTATTTCTCAAATAGCTCATAGTCAGTACCATGCCCGCCACCACCACTACTCATATAGTAATTTCGTTCGCGTACTAATTTAGAACACTTCTTTTTAAGAAATTTGTTTTCTTTCATTACTGCCTCAGAATTTACATAATCATTTTGGTAAGAGTGCACTTTTTCATTAACATTGTGGATTTTTTTCTCTTCCTTCAATTCAGCAACAAGTTTTCGAAGATAGTTATTTTCATACAGTAGATAGTTCGTTTCTTCTATAGTATTTTTATGATTCATTATTAATTTGATAACGAATCATAAAAAATCAAATTTTAGTTGAGCGACTAACGTACCGCTAAGTACTGAACTTTACCGGCCTATTCTGGATCGCCCAGGGGGGCCTGCTGGCTGGGCGTAAGGGCTAGTGACTAGAGGTCGTTTGGTACGGAGAGTTACGCTACGTGCATTCTTATTTGCTTGAGTGGCTCTCCGTCTTGTTTCACTTGCCGATGTTGGCCTTAAATAGCCTGGTACAGCTCGAGCTTGAGGAGTTGATGCTACTGTTTCAGGAGCAGGTGCTTCTGGTGCTTCTGGTACTACTGCTTCTGGTGCTTCTGGTACTGCTTCTGGTGCTTCAGCTACTGCTTCTGGTGCTACTGCTTCTGGTGCTTCTGGTGCTTCTGGTACTGCTTCTGGTGCTACTACAGGTGCTTCTGGTGCTACTACAGGTTCTTCTTCAGCTACTACTGCAGGTGCTTCAGCTACTGCAGGTGCAACTACAGCCGACACTGTAGCAGGAGGTGCGCGAGGGGCGCGAGGTGAGCGGGGAGGGCGAGGCACCTGCGGGCGTCTCGCGACGCGTACTAAACGTCCACGAGGTGTCGAGGAGCTCGCTAAAGCTGATGGTTCAGACTCTGTTAAAAAATTATTTGGTTTACAGATATTATTTGGATTATCAAGTATGTATTTTCTAGCTATAAATAAAAAGTATACAAAATATTTTATATTAGTCTTATGTTTATTAAAGAATTGTATAAACTTATTTTTAATAATTGAAGAAATTTGTGTAGTATCTGGTCCACCATTTACAAATGATGCTAATTCACCATTTGCACTAGTCGCATTACCACTCTCTAGAACTTTAAAAATTTCATTTAAATACTCCTCTATTTTGGCTGACGTAAGCGGTTCAACTTTTTGAATTAAGGCCAATTTTTCACTTGATTCCTGGGGAAATTCTTTAAAGAAAAATCCAACAAAATAATTCAAATAACAAAAATCAGTTAAACTTGAGGAACCCCTACCAACTTTTTCATTAATAACTCTTAAAAGATCATTGAATTCTCCATAATCGTCCCCTAATTCACTGGATGTTCCATTTTCAATTGCTCTTGCGATTTCTGTAATTTTTCTATTATTTTGGCTTAATTTATTATTCACCTCATCTAAACTTGAAGTGAGTGTGGCATGATTACTCTTATAAAGTGCAAGTTCACCCTTACAAACTTCTAGTTCAGCCTGTACTGATCTTAGTTTAGCCTGTGCTGATGTTAGTTCAGCAGAAAGTTGTCCTTTTACAAGATCTGCCGCTGTAGATGCCGCAGCAGAAGCAGCTGCAGACGTAGCTACACCCGCCGCTGCAGAAGCAGCTACAGCAGCAGATAAATCTTTTTCTGAGGTTACTTTTGCTAATTCTTCCGTAAGAGATCGCTTTTCCAGTTCAAGTGCCTCTATTTTCTTATCAACTTCACTCTTTGAACTAAGAGTATCATTAAGTTTTGTGACAAGCCAACCGAGAATTGCTGTAATTTGTTCTAGTAATTCAGTTCCTACAAGAGTTGGCTTTAATTTATCAAAATCTGTTTTTAATTCTGGACTTAATTTCGTTTGAAGTGAATATATAATTTGATCTAAGAGTCTTCTCTTTTCATCTTCTAACATACTATGTAAGAATGATTTTTGTGTATCAGTATCTGACAATATTGAGGCTATTAATGTAGGTATTTTATATTGTGCCTGATATTCTTCTAAAAATCGATTCATATCACCTGTAGTTAAATCAGGATTATCTAGAACATTTATTAAATCAATTGGATCTACCAACATTTTATCATCATAACCACTAACAGGATTAAGAGCCTGTAAAACTAAAAATGAAAAATTTCTTATGAGACGGTGAATTTGATCATCATTTAAATTCGATAGCTTACTAAATCCATATTTTTCTTTATTTGTATAGTCACTACATGGATTCCCCTCTTCATCCATACCATCAAGTAATTTTTTAATCATAATACCCTGTTCTGTTAATGCACGAACACGAATGGTATCACCTTCTGCCTTTTCACCGACTTTAATTAATCTACGAATTCCTTCTAAGCGATTTTGTAGACCTTGGCGAAGAGTCGAATATTCATTAATATCACATGGAGGCGAAGGATTTTCTAATGTAAATCCACTGTTTGGCCCAAATACTTTTGCAAAAACTAACTTACCTTCAATAATATCATTTGGAGTATTCTTTGATAATGGAAAATATGAATCATCTGAACTGAAATCTACATTTGTTCCTAGTAATGAAGTCCCCTGTAATTGAACCCTTTCATTCATTACAACAATATCAGACGGCATTCCTTTAATGCGTTTTGTTAAATTACTTGATAATGCCGTTCTAACACTGCCTGTTTTCATTTTTGGTTTTGGCGCGGGCGCGGGTTTTGGCGCGACGACCGGTTTTGGCGCGACTGTTGTGGTTGCAGGAGGTAGTCCAACAATTTTTTTACGCGATTCAAGCACCTCTTTTACTTTGACAGGATCTTCGTACATCATATTTCCTTCAGCATCTGTTACTATATTTATAGCATGATTTGCCGGCTCTACACCAGCTATAGCGGCGGCGGCGACACCAGCACTCATCTCTATGAAGAATAATGAAAATCTATTTACCATAAGACAACGCGCACATCTAAAGATTCCGCAATAATAATTATAGAGAATGTCAGCTGTTCCAAAGATTTGTAATCCTTGGAACAACAAGAACAAAATTATTCCCACAAAAGAAATTTACCGTATTTTAAAAGAATATGGTGTGAAAGAAGAACTCCAAGATCTTTCTCTTTTCCGACAGGCATGTGTTCATACAAGTTATGTGGATAAGTCTGAAGTATGGGCTAAACAGGATGAACCTATGGTTCTTGCTGAAATCCCAGACGGCTGTCTTCCTTTACAGATAGGCGATAATGAAGAATTAGAATATGCCGGTGACGGTATTCTGAGTGGTGTTGTTGGGACGTATCTTAAAGAGCGTTTTTCGGGACAGGGTGAGGGATTTATGACAAATCTTCGTACTGAAATTGTAAATAATGATCGCCTAGGAGAACTTGCAAAAACAATTGGTATGGGTCCATGGCTAGTTATTAGTAGACATGTTGAAGAAGTTTGTGATGGTCGAAAGAATCTTCGTCTTCTCGGAAGTATGTTTGAGGCCTGGTTAGGAGCACTGTATTATTCATTTGGAAAGGGTGGTAAGGGATTTGAAGCGGTACAGACTTTTACTATTAATGTTCTAGAAAAGCATATTTATTTTGTTGAACTGATTACTAAAAATACGAATTACAAGGATCAGCTTCTTCGTTGGTTCCAGGCACAATACCATCAACCTCCACGGTATAAGGTTATTCAGGAGGATGGTCCATCGCATGACAGAATTTTTACAATGGGAGTTTTGGATGTTGATGGTAAGGTTATAGCATCATCTGCAGCGAGAAATAAAAAGGAGGCGGAGCAGGAGGCGAGTAGGCTTGCTCTAATTGTTGTAGGGGGTGCACGTTGAGCCAAGTACTTGGCGGTAATAGAGTAAACAAAAAATAACAGGTCAGAATAGATGTCAAAGGGGTTTAAATTTACAGGAAATAAGAAAAAAGTTGAAAAGCCCCCCGAGTTTCTACTTGTTAATTTAACAGAAACTGATACAAAACCTGGTCCGATTACTACAGTTGTAAAGGGACTCTTGGCCCGCCAAGAAGCAGTTGCCCGCCCTGTTGTAACAAGGGGGGCGTCCAAGGGTGTAGTACCAGCTGGAGTAGTACCAGCTGGAGTGAAACTGGCATCAACAACAACCGTTGCATTTTCTGGGCCAACTTCAAAGCCGGTACCAGTCGTACCCGTACCCGTACCCGCAACCAAACCTCCTATTAAAAAAGAGAGTAAGTTTGAAGACCCTGATCTTCAAGAAATGGCAAATCTAATTCGTGAAGAAGAGACAAAAAACCCGTATGAAAATCCTGCTGGGCCAGCTGCCTTCGTTTCTGAAACCCGCCGTGGATTTTCTCAATTCATTAAGATGAATTATGATAAATTTATGTTGGAACCAACTGAAGGAATTACACCAACTGAGGTTGGTGATAAATACCCCTATCAGAAATTTATACGCGAATATATGCGTCAAGAGAGCCCATATCGTGGTGTACTAACATATCATGGTCTTGGATCAGGTAAGACATGCACTGCCATTGCTACATCAGAGGCTCTCTTTTCAACTGCAAACAAGAAAATTATAGTAATGACCCCTTTTTCACTTCGTAAGAACTTTTTAAAAGAGGTTAGTCTATGTGGATTTCGTCATTTTCGTCTTCAGAACTTCTGGACGGGACTTCCTATAGATGATACAACACGTCTTTTTGCGACATCAGTTCTAGGATTGACAGAATCATATCTTAGAACTGCAACCGCTGTTTGGATTCCTGACTTTAGAAAGGGCCCCGATGAATCGAACTATTCCACTTTAAATGCTATTCAACAGACCGAAATTCGTAAGCAGATTCTTTCGGTTCTTGTATGGCACCAGGAGAAAAATCCAAATGGTCGTATTCGGTTTATTAATTATAATGGTATTTCGGGGAAAAAATTACAGGCTATTGCTTGCAAAAAACCGTCAGATTTTTTTGACGATGCTGTAATTATTGTTGATGAAATTCACAATTTAATTCGTTTAATGCAGGGAACTATAGATCCGTATTTAATTCGTATCAAAGGTCTTCGTCGTCTTATACCAAATGAGGAAGTCACAATTGATAAATGGAATCCCACACTATGTTTACAGGGGACAAAAACATATGCACGTGGCTATCTTTTCTATAGACTTCTTCTTTCAGCACAGAATTCTAAAATAATTGGACTGAGTGGCACACCTCTAATTAATTTTCCAGAGGAGCTTGGAATTCTTGCAAATGTTCTTCACGGATATATTCCAACTGTAGAATTTGTAATTGCTTCAGTTGGTGTGATCGCTCAGAAACAAATTACAGAAATTGCAGAGAAGCATCCTTTTGTAGACTTTGTTCGTGCCAGTGCAGATAGTGGAGGAGGTGGAACAAAACTTGTATGCTCTCTATTACCCTATGGAATTAAGAAGATCGGTCAGGATGTGGGAGTTCAGAGAATTCCAGAAGATGAGGAAATACCAAATACTGATACAATTATAACAAGCATACAGGCGGATTTAGAGTCTGGGGGATTTAAAATAAATGGTAAGGCGGTTAAAAAGGCTCAGGCACTTCTTCCTCCGTTTGGTGAAAGTTTTCGTGATAACTTTATTTCAAATAATGGGATTAAAAATAATATTGTTTTAGTTAAACGGTTAACAGGTCTCATTTCCTATTATAAGGGGTCTCGTACAGATTTAATGCCCTCTATTAAAAGTGATACAGTTGTACGTGTTCCTATGAGTTTATACAGTCAACGTATGTATATTGAGGCGCGTGAAACTGAGATATCAAGTGAGAAGAAGACGAAGAAGGGTGATGGAATGGGAGGTGTTTGGGCTGAAGTGTATGAAGTTGGTACAGGTGCAAAGACAAGTAACTATAAAATGACATCTCGCCAGGCATGTAACTTTACCTTTCCACAGGGTGTTCTTAGACCTCGCCCACGGAATCGTAAGGAACAGATGGCCGAAGCTGGTGCGGGTGATGTTGGCGGTGATATTATTGATGGCGCTCCAGAACGTGAAGATTATGCTGAGAAATTTCCTGAACTTGAGGCTGAAGATAAAGAGGATGAGGCGGAAGCATTAGCAACGGCCCAGGAAGATGATGTACTCGCAGAGGCAATAGAGGCTGAAGAGGAGGCTGGAGAGGGAGAGGGAGAGGCTGGGGAAGGAGAGGCTGGAGAGGGAGAGGCTCCAGCTGAGGCTCCAGCTGAAGTTCAAGCTGGTGGAGCTGAAGAAGAATTAGAAGATCAGAATGGTGGGGCTGATAAAGATCAAGATGGTGGAGCTGAAACAACAACAATTGGTGCCACTGTTCCTGGAAAATTCGCTATTAAAAAGCGTGCAAATGTTTCTGGAGCTCCCAAAGCACCTGAAGCTCCTAAACAGCCTTTAGAAACTATGGGAACATTTAGACTAGTAGGAGAACCAGAACCAGAAGCTCCTGCACCTGGAAAGTTTGCTCTTAAGAAAAGAGCAAACGTAGCTGCGGCAGCAGTAGCACCAACACAAGCCCCAGCACCAACACAAGCCCCAGCACCAGCCCCAGCCCCAGCACAAGCCCCAGGAAAACTTAGAGGTCTACTAAAACAGCGTTCAGATGTTCTCGCCCGCGCCTCAGCCGACTGTAAGGCCGGTCAGAAACCAGGTGAAGACTACAAGGTTAGTACACTCCGTGCAAAAGAGTGTCTTGTGACACTTGCAAGAGATAATCTACGCCTCGATCATCCAGATGGTCTTAAAATCTGTGCTCCAAAATTCGCCGCAATTCTCAAAAATATTGCTGAAGCCAAGGGAAGCAGTCTTGTGTATTCACAATTCCTAGATATGGAAGGAATTGGTATTTTCCGCCTATGTATGGATGTGAACGGTTATGCGCCTATTGAAATAGTAAAAGGACCCGCTGGATTTGCATTTTCAGAACTAACAAAGGCATCATTTAAGAAGGGCCCAGGTAAACAGCCCCGTTATATTACCTTCTCAGGTGGCGAAGAAGAGGATATTCGTCGTCTAGCTCTTGATATCTTTAATGCCAAGTTTGATGAACTTCCCAAGGATATTATTTCTGTTTTGAATGGCACAGATGGCCCTGCATACATAAATAATCATTTAGGCGAAATATGCAGAGTATTTTGCATAACATCAGCAGGAGCAGAGGGTCTATCTCTTAAAAATGTGCGTGCAGTCCATATAATGGAGCCCTATTGGAATGATGTACGTCTTAGACAGGTAAAGGGTCGTGCAATTCGTATTGGTTCGCATTTGGAACTTCCAGAAGAGGATAGAAATGTAAGTATTTTTACATATTTAACCTGTTTTTCAGAGGAAGCGCAAAAGGCAAAGAGTGGAGAGGCACGTATTGATGAAACAATTCGTATCTCTGATCGTGTTGAAAAAAAGGAGGCGGCTTCCTTAAACCTACCTATACCAGCTGGATCTACTGAATATGTAGTAACAACTGACGAAAGACTCTATTTAATTGCAGAACGTAAGAAGGGTATCCTTAACTCTTTAGAGTCTGTGATGAAATCTGCAGCTGTAGATTGTGAACTTAATATTAAACAAAATGATGACGGATCTTTCAAGTGTCTTCCATTAGAGGGTAAGGTGGGTGATTTTATGTATCACCCAGATCTTGAAATTGATATTCGTGAATCGGCTGCGAAATTCAAGGTCGCAGAAACTCCAGAAAAAGTAGTTTATAAAAAACTAAATGGTGTCCTATACAGATTTAAACAGACTACTACTGGATTTGAAATATATGCAGAGAATGATGCAAAACTTACAAAGATCCTTGGAACTACAGGGGCAAAGGGGGGACAACCGGCTCCACCGGTAGTTTGGGCGGGGCCCGCGCGTTAACTTTACTCTCTCGAAGTTTTTGCGCGGCCCGAAATTCACGCTGTCTCCTATTAGAATCAGCGCGAAATTCTTCATCCGTCATGTTTAGTCGGGCTTGTATTCTGATTCTTTCCTTTTCAGAACAATCAGATTTAGCTAGAAAATTACGTAAATTTTGTTTAATTTCATCAACTGATACATATGAACTTATGGAATTAAGACAATTTTCATCATGCTTATGAAGTAGTATATAATCATTTTCAAGCTTTCGCAATTCTGTGGGATTTTTAAACTCGGCCTCCTTGACTAACTCTATTTGTACCTTATCCCAACCAACTTCATTAAAGTGTTTGTGACAAGGTTGAGGTCTATTTTTAGCGTTTGATTTATGCGCGGACATTCGAGACGTTAGAGTCTGAAACGTACTTCCATAGTAATACTTATTACCCCCAACAAGTCTGTATATACGACCTATCATTAGAGTGTAAAAAATAGTGTAATTATTCAATTTTATTGCAGATAAGCGCCTGTGGCAACCAGATCCTTTTATTATTAATAGTCGCACAATATACACTTCTGTTGTTAATATCTGCTTTATCTCCTATAATACGGTTTCCTTCTTCGATTCCGCCGTCGATTCCTATGGCGCCACAAGAGCATTGTTTAAAGTCGTGAGGGTGGAGACTCTCAATCGTTTCAAGACATTTTCTACATTGAACTGCATGCCTTATTTGTATGTATTTTACACCGGCGTATAAGATGTGGGGCATTTCTACTATTGCTTTGTATTAGACTTAAGACCTCGATACTGATAATGTCTAGTACTGAAGTTAAGTACTCCCCATGGATAAGGCCACCCTGTGGCCTTATGAAATTGGAGTGACTTTAGCTTCTCGTTCTAGCCATCAGAGCCAATTACTTAAATTAAGTACTTGGCGGTAATATTAGTCTAATTCATAGCCCTTAATATGTGTTGAAGCATAACAGTCTGGTGAATAATGACCTGGGCGACCACATCGATAACAAGAACCTTGCACAATGTTCTTCTCTTTCTTAATAGGCTTTTGACTCTTATTTTTACATGATCTCTCATGAACTCCACATCCATATTCAGTTGTAAAGGTCCTATCACAATAGTCACATTCCCATTCTTCTTCAGATGATTCATCCATTTCATCTAACTTCACTTCAGTCTTTGAATAACAATCCTTTACAAAATGTCCCTCGCGCCCACATCTGGTACATTTATCACTTGCACCTCGAATCTCCATTATTAGAGCACTCTTTTGAGTTTCTGTAAGATCCATTTGAACATACGAACCACCACGAACATTTTGAATACCATATATATTCATATATTCTTTTACATACCTATCTTCTTCAAATGGTGATACGTTTTCTATAGTTTTTACGATTGAAATAGGCTTATACTTCCTAGTCCAAGCAGAACCACTACCTTTAAGATGTTCTTGATATCTATTTATTACATTATCACTTTTACCAATATAATATCTCCCACCTTCAAGACGAAGCACATAAATATTTGTTTTAGACATACTTAAATATATAATTTATAAATATAATCAAATTTTAGGTGAAGATCTAAACAGAATAACCTAATATTCTATAAATGGACGCCTGGCCCACTGATAAGATTCCAGGTGTTTATATTCTCTGTAATCCAGAAAAGGAACAGAAGCGCTTTCGCAGAATTGTGCCACATATGATTATTCGCGGAATTCCCAAAGAGACTCTTAGATTCATTTCACCAACCTGGGGTGACACAATTGATAGTTCAAGTATCTTTAAATTTTACGATCCATATTTGAATCGTGGAGGAATTCCCCCATTTTCTTTTAAATCTGCCTGTCTTTCAAAGGGTGAAATCTCACTTAATATAAACTTTTATTCAGCAGTTCGGCATGCACTTGATAATAATAAAGACGATCAATACATGGTGGTCTTCGAATCAGACTCCTATTTGCGTCGTGATTTCATTCCACGTATGAATAAGATTATTGCAGACCTTTCGGGAACTGACTGGGATTATGTAAGTCTTGGAGAAGGTGTTGGGACGCGACCACCAGGAGCTGATGTGAGCTATTATTCAGAGCAGAAGATCTATCCGCCCCCGCATTCCTGGGTATTCCGTTGCACGGATTCGATGATGTTTCACCCGAAATTCCTGAAGGAACTCACATCAACTTTTTTGCCCTTTCGCGAGTGTTTAGACTGGGAGCTAAACTTCCAGATGGCTCTTCACCAAGGAAAGCCCCTGTGGGCCGATCCTCCACTTTCAGAGCAGGGGACCTGCTTTAGAAGATATGCTACTGGATTGGCCTAAAACAAGTGCCTAAGCATACTTGCAGACCTCAGGCGCACTTGCCGACACATAAAATTTAACAAGCAAATCTCACTAAGCTCCAACTATGCTTATCATATCAACATTTCCCCATTATTTATCTCTAACGCCTAGGATAAACACATATAATCTAGTAGTCGCACTCTCTGCTACACTTTCAGCTCTATGGCACTGGTACGGTGAGCCGAGAAGTCTTCTTCTCTTTCTCGATTACTTCTTTGCAGGACTCTGGGCCGTGATCGATCTATACAATGCCCTCCCTAGAAAAATTCTTCCTATTATTGCTCTCAATATTATTGTATTTATTACAAATCTTTGTATTAAATACGATAATAATTATTGGTTCTATCACAGTCTATGGCATCTCCTATCGAGTGCAAAATGCTATTATGTATCACATCGTCTCACATATTATCGGGACGTAAATGAGTTTTCGAGTCCATATCACGCGTGATAACACGGAAGATAAGCTGGATCTGGTGACTTACATTAAGTAGACGTCCAGTCGAGAGGCCAGGTGCTGCATTAAGGGCAGTAAGGAAGGCCGAGTTTGTAGTTGCCGACCCACCAAAGGGCATAAGTGAAGTTAGACCAGACGATGGATCATTAAAGGAATTGCGAATGATAATAAAATTACTATAGCCGAGTTTATTTGAACCACTTGATACAGCATCACTTCCATCCTTAAAAATCATTGTTGCAGTCGGCGATGTTCCTGTTATGTAATTATAGGCTACATCAACTACAATATGGCCGGCCGTGCGCGTCAAGAAATTCGTAAAATCTGTGGTGGCTTGAACTCCTCCGCTAAATGCAGTAGGAAAATTCACATTACTTAAATTAATACGGTCACCCTGTGAAAAGGTGTACTGTGAAAACCATGTTTTTGTTTGAATCCATAGAAACTCACCACTTGTATCATAATACGAAGCGGATCCCACGTTTATTGTAGCAACTGTAGGTCCCTTCCAGCTTCCACTTACCCCCTGAATCTGTGCCGAGGTCACAACCCCGCTCACATCTAGAGCATCTGCGGATGTAGAAAACTGTGTTCCATCTGGCTTCTGAATCTGGATCGTCATCTTCTGAAGAGTACTGAGTGGAGTAGGATAATAGACCTTCTGACACTTGAGGAACTTTGGTACGAGACGTGTAAAGCCCTTGGCCTTTAGTGTAGTATCAGAAGCCCAATAGGCATCATAGCTCACAACGCCAAAGGAATTATTGAGGCCATCATTTGTTCCGAAACCGTTTGTATTAAGCTCATCGATGCGCACCTGTAAATAAGGGTACGCAAATACATTAATACTCTTTGTTGTATTATAGGCATTTAGAGCCGACTTTGTTGTAAGTGTATCACACGCCTCTGTCGGCATAATAACTTTAACAAGTTCGATACGTACAATATTCTTGAATTTGATATAAGTTGACGGCGATAGACCATAACCCACCTTGTTATTCGCAGGATCGAAATTTACAGTGAAATTATAGCGATTCTCCTGTATGTTATTTACCCAGTCACGATCCGCACTATAAATAAATAGATTGTATTCATTTTCACGATAAGATATTACATCCTCTTGGGGGCGAATATTGTCTTGTGGTAGAATCATGCGAGGTTGCATCGTCATTGGCAAGGCAATTGTGGGATTTCCATCAGCGATACCCATTGCCCTTGGTCCATTTGGTATAACCCCGCTTTCGCCCATATATAGGTATCGTGGGTCCGGGGGTACATCTAGAATTTCATTTTGCTGTGGTCTACGACTCTGATCGCGTAGAGCAAGAAGTGATGCATCTCTTTGATTGGCCTCCCGTTGACCCATGCGATAATTATCATCTGATCTGTTTCGTTGTTCGAGTTCAGGATTTGTTGTAGCCTTGGCCTCTTCAATACGTCTTGCTTCTAGTTCACGCTGGGCCTTCAATTCCTCATACCGACTCACAGATGATGGCGCTCCCTCATCCTCTAGAGAAAGCTGAAAATTTGGAGGGGCTACAGGGGGAGCGCGACCTGCTTGGCGATCAGTTTGAAGCCTTTCAAATCTTGTACTAACATCTGAGCGCATAGGATCAGCATCAGTATCATTATCAGATCCATTTTGCCGGCGAAGATAGCTTAAATAGTCGGGGACAACTGATTGAAGAACTTCAGTATTGAGGGCCTGCACTGGTTTTCCAGCATTTGTGGCATTATTATACACCTCGCTCATGTAATGTTTAATTGTCTTTGAAAGTCGAAGTGATTGTTTATCGTTTAGTTGATTGCCGACTCTCCGTTGAAAATCATTTGTTAATAAGCGTTGGATCATTATTTCATTTTTTTGTGAAAAGAATACATCTCCTTGTGATGGTCTAATTTCAGCCATGGGAGCTCTCTATTATTATCTAAATGTTCTTAGATGACAAAGTGGGGCGCGGGCGACAGCTGGATGTGCCTCACCATGAAAAAAGACACTTTCTTACTTCCATCATACCATTATCTTTTGGACTTGATCTAGCAAATTTTACAAATTCATCGCCCATCAACATGCGAATTATAAAATAAATACTATACATTCCACATTCTGTATTTTTAAACTGAATACGTTTTGAATTATAGGTTAGAGTCATTTTTGAATCATGTGTTGTTAGCCATTGCATAAAACGGGCAATCTGGGGCGGGGGCTTCATACCATATGAATCAAAATAAAGACATCTATGGTGTTTAATATCAATGTATGTGGCGACCCAATGACTTCCACCCTTAAAATGGGGATCTAGGTTGTAGACGATTCCAACAGATTCTGTCCCAGCTTCAATTGCTTTTTGTATGCGAAACTCGCAAACTTCATTCATTAAACAACGAGGTTCCCCATTTGTCTGATAAGGATTTTTTGCAGCAAAGTCAATTGGAAATGGACCCATAAACTCAAACTTAGGAAAGGCTTCCTCATATTGATTCATTACATCTGATATGTTATTGCTGTCAAGCCACATGTCCGGGTCCTTTTTCCAGCCTATGGGTGCTTTAGGACGAAGATATCCTTTTGCAATTTGTTGTTTTTCTGATAGGCTTAGAGGAAGTTTCATTAAAAAGGTGTATTCATTTTCGGGTTCAACCTTGAAATGTTCTTCAAGCAGTTTTCTCAGCCCCTTGTTTTTAAGGGGTAATGACAACTTCGTAGCAACATTTTTTAAGATTTCTATTGGTATACACCCTTCGGCTGGACGTGTTAGTCCAACTGAAGGATGACACTGACAGGGTCCAGGAGAGGGTATAGTATGTGATTGATGTTTACTCATTTCTCTATTTAACATTTAGATAATGAGTACAACTGTCAATATGTCAAATGTTGAAGTATTTTTTTATTCAAGTGGTGGCTTTATGTTAGCATACTTTTTAACTGTGTTATTTAGTCTATCTCAGGTTCAAAGAGCTAATACAAATGAATTCGAAGGGGGTGTATCTGTACGTACACCACTCTTAAATAGAAAATGATCTTACCGTCAAGTATTTCGCCTACCGCCAAGTACTTAATTTAAGTAATTGGCTCTGATGGCTAGAACGAGAAGCTAAAGTCACTCCAATGTCATAAGGCCACAGGGTGGCCTTATCCATGGGGAGTACTTAACTTCAGTACTA